GCCGATGCGACAGTGGTTACCTGAGCGAGCTGGAATAGTCTGAAAGCATCCGCGCAGTAGATATCGACGTAACCCATGTTTTCGGCTTGGTCGTAGGTATAGCGGTACTCGGTGGTATAGCCAGAGAATAAGAAGTGCTGGTCAGTGCCAGTGGTGGCAGAGATGCGCAGCTTGCGTAGAGGCACTAGATAGCCATAGTAAGGCGATGAAACGTTCTGAGGGTTAAAGTATGAGTTAGGGTCGAGAACGCGTACTACGGCAGTTCCAGCGATGTATTGATCTTGCTGGATGCTGCGCCCGCGGTTGATAGTAATCTGACGCACGTCTGGAGTTAAATCAACAATAGGGACGGGAACACTTGACGAACCCAGAGTAGAGACTCCAAGGATGCCGTACTTCTCATCGCCGATAACGAACGGGTAGCCGAACGTAGCACCTGAGGAGAAGTCGAAGGAGACCGCTATATTGGCAGGTAAGGTCACTGGTAGAACCGTCCAGTGAGGCGATCTACATAAACCTGATTACCTGAGAGCGATGCATCCTGTAGGACTGAGGCGAGAGTCTTGCCATCCACGTTGAGATCAACCTTAATGACCTGACCGCCAGCGGTGGTAACTCCACCAGGAGCGAAGCCGGTAACCGCGTTAGGGTCGCTAACTGGCGCAACGTTGGTTGGTGGGATATTGCCACGGGCTGAGTCGCTTGCTAGACCTAGCATATTGATGCCGCCTAACTCGCTCTTGAAGCTCTTAAGCCACTCGTCCCAACCCTTGAACGGGTTCTTAGCATCTGGCAAGGTTGTAAGGTACTGAGCTAACTTACCGGTTGAGTCGATAGACATAGCCAATTGCTTAGAGAGTTTAGCCGCCTCTGTCTCGTTCTCAGTTAATAGGGCTAACTGGAGCTTGAGGCGTAGTTTATCTTCTTCGCTAATCTTGCCCTTAAGCGCTGCGATGATCTGAATCTGGTCTAGGTCAAAGAGGGCTGACTGCTTCTTGGTGAGGCTCTGCTTCTTTAACTCTGCTGTGTTGGTCTTTGTAGCCTTTACCAAATCCTGAGCACGCTTCTTAGCCGCTGCTTCTGCCTTAGCCGCTGCTTTGGCATTGGCATCGGCAGTTAAACTTGCAAGGTGTGAGTTAGCGGATGAAGGCGCTAGAGCTGCTGAACGGTTTTGAGCACCAGCCTTAATGAATGGGTCGATGAACGCGCCCGCTACTGAACCGGCAAGTTTAAGCATTAGCCCGGCTAGTTGTAAAAGTTGTTTAATTACTGGCATTTGAGATAGATCGCGGAAGCCGATTGCTAGACCACGGAAGAAGTCTCCGATATATGTGCCTAGGTTCTTAATCTTTGTGGTGAGGTCTGTGATGCCTGAATCAGCGGTAAGAATCTTAAATGAGTCGATGAGACCAGACCCTATGGCTTCCTTGGCTTCTCCCGCAGCTGTGGTAAGTAACTGCATCTTGCCGGTATAGGTTGCTAGGTAAGCTGCGCTAGATCCTGAGAACTGTTTATTCAACTTCTCCTGGATGGTGGCGAATGAAGCAGCCTTGAGTTCAGCCTGAGTCAAACCTAAATTATATTTCTTGAGCCCCTTGGTATTGCCCACGTAGGCATTAGCCAAGTCCTGAGATACGGTAGCCAATTCAACGGATGAGCCACGGCTAGTATCTACTGCAAGGTTGAGCAACTCTTGGCTTTTAGCGAGTGAGCCGGTCGTGGTCAATAGCGCTTGCATCGCTGGGCGCAGTTGGTCATCTACTACGCCAGAAGTCTCAGAGAGTTTATCGATAAATGAAGCAATTTGAGGATTAGCAAACGAAAGCCCAAGGTTATCGACTGCCTTGGATAGACGAGCCGCTGCTAATTCATCTTCTGCAAATGCTTTAACGGATGCCTTGCCAAACGCTACGACGGCTGTAGTTGAAAGAGCAATACCAAGGGTTTTGCCTAGAGACTTGGCTTGCTTCTCTAGCTTCTTAATCCCCTTATCAGCTTTGTTGAGTCCTGTTGAATCGAGGATGGTTGCAATTCTTACTGCTAAATCTGTGCTTGCCATTAGCGACCTCTCACCTTAATCATAGATTTGCCCTTGGTCACGATAATGACTTTATCGACTGACTTCTCAATAGCCTTTAGAACCATTGCATTGACCTTACCGTTATCTTCGCCCCATGCTCTAAAGATTAAGCGACCGTTCATCTTGCGACTTACGCGACCGCTTTGACCCTTTTGGCGTTGAGCCTTATAGAGCGGCGGCATAGAGTCGATGAATTGCTTGCCAGCGTTAGGGTTAGCAGACTTATTTACTTGACTTGAAGTATCTACATAGTTACTAAATAGACCACGGGTCGATGCCTGTGTTGGCTGACCGTTAGGGTTCTTGCGTCCGGCAGTCTCATAAATAGCACCAGCAGCGCTCTTATTGTAAATAGTAGCGAGTGATCTAAACCCGCGTTTATTACGTTTTGACGGCGCAGCTGAATAAGTAATACCGCGCTTAATAGTACTAGCGTCATAAACACGGTTCTCCCAGACTCCTACCGCGTTACCCCAACCAGATAGAGGCGCTTCGCTTGGAACGAATCCTTTAGCCTTGTTGGTGATAGATCGCAAAAGTCCTGCTATCTCCTTTTGGCTTTCCTTTGCCATCTCTGGAGCGAGCTTCTTTAATGCTTTGCGAAGTTCAAGCGCGCCGGTTACGTCTGCTGGCATCGTCCCGCTCCTTCGCTAAATCATTCAATATCTGGATGTGAGCCTTAAACGCCATCGGCGTGAGCTGCACGATTGACTCGAACGGGACTCCGTACTCATACGACAGACGAGCCGCAGTATAAGTAACGGAGTTCCGGTCTAGCCTAAAGGGTCGGATTCTAAGACCTCTACCCCTTTAACTGTCTCAAGGAAGGCTTCGCCGAATGGCTTAACTACTTCACCTGAGCGACGGATTGCCTCATGGCAGAGCCAATATACCGAAGTCTGCATCTGATCTTCAATTAAGGCTTTATGAAAACCTTTCTTAAAATGCTGTTCAAATGCATATTCAATTACTGGAGTAATTTCAAACTCCTGAATAGAGTTGTCTGCCCTTGTTACTTTTAGCTTTGCCATTCTTTGCCCCTTTGTTTAGATTACGCTGTTGTGCGTACGATAGAACCCGACACGTTAAATGTCACGCTCTGTGTTGAAATATCGCCTACTGCACCGTTGATAGGTGTGAGGTTGTTAATAAGAACAGTCATTGTGTAAAGTGGGTTTTCTGCTGAAACAGTTGTGCCTTGGTTTTTTGCAGTAACTACTACGTTATCGCCCCAGTTGTCGCCAAGAGTTTTAAGAACTCCGGATGCGCCACTGTCGTTGAGGAAGTCAATTGTAATTGAACCTGACTCTAAGCCCTTAACGTACTTGTGACCTGAGTCACCCATTGCAGTTACTTCGAGTTCATCGAATGACTGGTTAAGGGTTACGGATGTAACGAAATCTGAGAGATCCACACCATCTACGGTAAGAACCACCCCATTGTTCATAAAGATTGCCATGGTGTTTTACTCCTCGTCCTTTTTAGTTGCTGGCTTTGCAGCGGGTTTTGGTTGTTCTTTAATCTGACCAATCTTGATCAGAAACTTATTGTGTTCTTCCATGAACTTATCCACGTTAGCTCCAAGTCGTTAGGGTTGAGATTGAAATATCGCAAGTGAGTAAATCGCCTGAGGGTATAGACAACACGCTGGGCGCGCTGACTGAGCCGATGCGGTACTTAATAGAAGATGCAGCAAGTTTGTTCCAAACTGCAATTACCATTGTTTCGATACCGTTGAGGTTGCCCTCGTTGTCCAATAGTGGGACGAGGATAGAAATCTTAAAGTTAGCCATAGGCGAAATGCTGGCTTCTTGGTTATTACTTGGCTCGATATACGGATCAGCAGGAGTCACAATTACTGAGTTAGCAATAGGAGTTGCTGGCGGGAAAGAAAATACAGAGTACTTAGTATCATCGACTAGAGATGCCGCTATAAAGGCTCTGAGGGTGGTTATAGCCGTCATTAGCCCACCATCGACCTTGGGTCTAGGTAAGGTGCTAGAAGTCCTCTAACACGGGCTAGAAGGGTGTTACCCATGCGGTATGGGCTAGGTGTGTAACCGTCAATAGATACGCCACCAGATGAAGGCGCTTGGCGGCTTTGCCAGATGTCAATAGAAATCATGAGTGCGGCTTCTTGAATCGCTGGCACTGTTGAAGGATCTAGATAAGTATCAGCTGCGACCATGCCAAACGGATTAACTGGATGGTAAGGCGTAGGAGTGTTGTTATTGCCAGAGATGGCATAAGTAATTGAATACTCGCCAACCGAGGTGATGGTCTTTGAGCCATTGTGCTTTGAGCCGTTACCGGATACAACTACGGTCTGACCAATGTAATAAGTGCTACGGACATCCTCATCAAAGTAAAGTGTTCCGGTTGTTGCTGTGTTGCTGTGCCCAACTGTGAAGTTAGTGTTAGCCCATATGAAAGGCAATAGGACATTATCCGCAGCGTCGCACACTTCCTGGAGTGTCGCATCTGCATAGAGAGTGCCAACACCGAGGGCTGTACGCAACTCGGCTACTGTTGTTAGGCTCATTCTCTATCCTTTCATAAGAGCGGCGAGGGCTAAGGGCAAGCCCCCGCCGCCGTTCTAATGGTTCGCTAGATTAAGCGAGGTTGAAGCGACGGATACCCGCGCCCGCTGCCTTAGCATGGATAGCCAAGTAGCCGTACATGTTAATCTCAATCTCGCCAGAAGTTAGGACATTAAGACGAAGATTTGTGACCGGGCTTTCCCAAACATAGACTGAGTTTGGAGCAACCAAGAACGCTGACTCGTCAATGATTCCTGATGTAGCGATGTTGTGATCTACTACGAGGTCTGCACCAAGTACGCGACCAACTGTTGAGTTGATTGAAGCGTTACCCTGTGCGTTCATTGGTGATTCTGCGTTGAACAATGCGCGACCTGTTGTGTCTGCATATCCAAGGATAGCTGACCACTGGTCCGTCGAGGCTACGAGCTTGTTAGCGTAATCGCCACCTGTTGCCTTGTAAGCTGCTGGAGCCTGTGTAGCGATGAATGACTGGAGACCAGCCGCTGTTGCTGCTACACCTGTTGCTGCTGTTCCTGCAGATGTGAAGTATGCGAGGAGAGCGTTATCTGTAGCCTTCTCGTATCCCTTACGCATCTCATCAAGAAGCAATGTCTCAAATGCTGGGTTTGAGAAGTCAAGAAGCTCGAATGAGACGCGGTTAAGTGTTGAGTACTTAGCTGCTGTAACTGTGTCGTATGTTGAAGTCATACCTGTTTCAGATGGTGCTGCGCCTTCTGCTGTTACTGCAGTTGTTGGTGCTGTGCCCATCTTAGGGATAGTGAATGAGAGTTG